AAGCAGAATACGCCGAATCCGTACAAGTTACATCTTTCACTTTTAGTGGAGAAAAAGGAAACAAGTATTTGGTATCTAATGGATTTGCTACCGATCTTTCTCAGACACTTAAGAGAGGAGATCTAATCCAATACACAGATGATGCCGGACAAGTTATTAGAAATGTCGTACAATCATATACTGATTCTGAAGGTGTCGTAAAATCTAGAATCCTTCTAGACTACACATTAGGAGCAAATGTCACTAATGCTACGGTTGTTAGAGTTCGACCTGTTCTAGAGAATGCCACAAAGTCTAGTCTTATCTTCCCAACAGGAAGTAAGCAAGTTGCTTCTTTGGTCAAAGATACAGAGGATACTAGATTTAAGTATTATATCAGGAAAGATTTTGTTTCTGAACTTGCTGCTGCCGGTAGCACGGTAACATTTAGTGCTCAGTTAACGTCCGGTACACAAAGATTTGCTAGATATAACGAAGAAAACTTTATTATAACTGTTTTGGATGCCGGAGACTCTACGGCAGTAAATACAGGAGACATTATTTACATTGATGAACAATATGTTCAGATCAACTCAAACGTCATTACTTCTACAGAAGTAACCTCCGGTTCTTTGGTTATCACATTACCAAATAGTTTCTTCCAAGGAGAGGGTCAAGGTGCTCTAGCTGTTTATCCAAAACTTAAACTAACTGCTACGATTGAGATTGATAAGGCAAGACCTAGACTAAAGACTGCTATTAGGAATAAGAGACTCTCTGTTGTATCCGGTGGTGATAGAATCATTCCATTTAGAGGAACTGATTACGACGCAGAAACTATTGAAGTATTAACATATTCAGATGCCTTTAAGTTAAGATATGTTTATGAAGGTACATCTTCTACTCCCCCAGATGCTGATGCTGACGGAAATCTTGTAAGTGGAACTGACATTACTTACAAGTATACTTTTGATAGCGGACAGAGAGATACTTTCTACGATGTTTCTAGAATCATTCTCAAACCAGGATTTGATGCTCCTACTGGTCAGTTATTGATTGCTTTTGATTACTTCGAGCATTCTCTTGGAGATTTCTCTACAGTTGATTCTTATATACACCAAGCAGGTGTAACAGCTTCAGAAATCCCAACATTTAACTCTTCTGTATATGGAACTGTAAGTCTAAAAGACGTAATCGATTTTAGACCTAAAGTAGATAGCACTTCTATTATTAGCGGTTTCCAAGATACATCCATCTTAAGTGAGGCATCTGCTCTCTCGTTCACTGGTCCATCGGGTATTCCATCTTTAACACCAGCCACAGATAAAAACCTAGAGTATACTTTTACGTTCTCCGAAAGTCAGTATCTAGGAAGAATGGATGGTGTGTTCCTAACAAAACGTGGAGAGATTGTTGTAGAGCAAGGAAACCCTTCATTAAACCCATCCAAACCAGAAATCATTGATGATTCCATCGCTCTCGCTTACTTAAACATTCCTGCTTTTACAAATAGCACCAAGGATGTAAGGATTATTCCTGTGGATAACAGACGTTATACCATGAGAGATATTGGCAAGTTAGAGAAGCGTATTGAACGCCTTGAGTTCTACACTACGCTAAGCATTCTTGAGCAACAGGCACTAAACATGCAGGTTAAGGATGACTTGGGTATTGATAGGTTCAAGTCTGGATTCTTTGTTGATGCTTTCGAGGCACATTCTGTTGGTAATCTTGGTTCTATTGATTACCAATGTGCTATCGATTCACAGCAGTCTGTATTAAGACCTCAAGCAAAAGAAGATAGTTTCTTATTGAAAGAAGTTAATACCAGGAACGATCAAAGAGTTCTTGCTGGATATGTTAACAACAATGGTGTTATCACCCTGCCCTACACAGAACAGAAACTCTTAGGAAATGACAACGCTACAAACACCGTCAACCCCAATCCATTTGTTGTACTTCAGTATGTTGGAGATGCTAACGTTTCACCAACTATCGATCAGTGGTATGATTCTTCTGTAGAACCATTAGTTGTTGATACCAACACAAAGTTAAACTCTATTCTCTTGGCAAAAGATGATTCCAAAGAATCACTTTCTAGTTTGTATGATTCTTTCATTGTTAACTGGGTAGGTACAGATAAAACTCTATACAATATTGAGTCTTTATCTGATATCAATACAGATAATATTATCTCCTCTACAACTGCTGCCAGCATTGCTAGTTCTTCTAACGTAAGTCCACAAAATAATGAGTTGGGCAAAGGAGTTAATAGTAAGATTGTCAATGGAAGATCTGTAGCTACTGGAGTTCAGTTCTTTGCTAGATCTATCCCCATTAAGTTTACTCTAAACAGACTTAAACCAAATACAAAGATCTACGTTTATCTAGATGATAGAGATGTTGGAAGGTGGGTTTGCCCTGATATCTCTTATACTGGTATTGCCGGTAACTCTCTATCTACTTTTGGTAACGAATTAGTAACTGATGTCAACGGTAGTTTGAGTGGTATTGTTCTAGTTCCTGCTGGAGCTCCACCAAGACTAAACACCAGATGGACAGGAGATGTTAATACAGTACAGTATGATCTATCAGCCGAAGAAGTAAGAGTAACAGAAGGATCTAAAACATTCCTCTTCTCTTCTGGTGTTTCTAATGAATCCAAAGAAAATCTAGACACCTACGCTGAGGTACAGTTCTATGCTTCTGGTGTGATGCCCTCCAATCCACAGAGCATCGTCTCTACTGGTATTGCTTATTTCAAGGCAAACGAGGGTGTTCAACTTGCTAACAGCAATACAGATCAGGAACTAAAACCAAATCCACTGGCACAAACGTTCAAGGTAGAAGGATATCCAGGCGGAGTATTTACAACCGGTGTTGATGTCTTCTTCTCCAAGAAGAGTAATGATATTCCTATTAGAGTATATCTAACTAACGTAGAGTCTGGAGTTCCAGGAAAGTATATTGTACCAGGAACTCAGATTAGTCTTTCCCCAACTACAAAGTTAAAGGCGTATTTAACAGGAGATACAGATTCTGTCTCCTTATTTAAAGGAGAGAACATTACCGGAGCATCTTCTGGTGCTGTTGGACCTTTGGTTGATGTCTTAGATAAAAATGGTATCTCTTTAGGTGATGAGTTAAGCACTTCTTTCACGATTACCAAAGAACAAACATATACGCTGATTCTCTCTAATCATAATGGAGTTTCCTTTATTCAAGATGAAGATTTAAATATTTCATCTGTAACTCAATATAACTCTACAAACAATAGACTTGCTGTTGTTACTCTTGCTAAAGACTCTGGTAGAGTTGTTGATCTAAAAGTTAAAAGTGTTGGCGAGAAGTACAATGGCGCTTCGATTACAATCGAGAGTCCACAACTTCCAGGTGGCAGTATTGCTTCTGCTGATATCCAAGTTTCTAATGGTTCTGTTTACAACGTTGACCTAGTTCTATCTGGAAAAGGATATACCGAAGCACCTTCTGTGATTATTAAAGGTATTGGAACAGGGGCTACTGGAGCAAATGTTGAGTCTGTTATCGAAATCGACACGCCTGCCGTACAGATGGGTGTTGCCACAGATTCAGATCTAAGCGAAACCAACTCTGTTACTCCAACTTTATTCAAGTTTAAGTATCCTGTATATCTCCAAGATAACACAGAATATGCTTTAGCGATTGAAACTGATTCCTTAGAATATGAACTATGGGTATCTAGACTTGGTGAAGATGAAATCACTACCCAGGCATCGGTAACTACACAACCTTTACTTGGTTCCGTGTATAAGTCACAAAATACTGGTAACTTCACCGAAGATCTGTTTGAAGACATTAAGTTTACTTTATACAGAGCATCGTTCTTCACAAATGCTACTGGAGAGTTAAGACTCACTAACGAGAACTTAGGATATGAATCACTTAATGTTTCTCCTTTCGAAACCAGTGCTAAATCTCCTGTCAACTCTACGTCTCCCTTGTTTAAGGGCAACAACTCTATTGTTAAAGTAAATCACAGAGACAATGGATTCGAAGATACCGGAAAATCCTACGTATACTTCAAGGAAGTTGAAGATGTAGGTGGAGTTTCGGCGGTTACTCTAAATGGATCACTATTTAAAGTATCTAACAGTGGTATTGACTCCTATAACATCACCAGTCCAAGCAGAGCAGGTTCTAGTGTTATTGGAGGTGGATCTAGAGTATTATCAACTTATAATAGAAAGTATGAAAAACTATATGCTCAAGTAGCATATCTACAGTTAAATAATACTTCTATTCAGGCAATGGTAAAAACTACCGACATTGTTCCTGTAGATTCCGAGACTACTAACTTTGTTTCTTATCAAGAAAACGATTTCGAGAAAACTTTCTTAAACGAGCAGCATTACTTTACCAATCAAAAAGTGATTGCTTCTAGAATCAACGAAGTGTTCAACTCAGTTGATAAATCCCTAGAATATAAGATTAACTTATCCAGCACAAGTGAAACTGTATCTCCAGTTATTGATTTGAACGCTGCTTCTGTCAAAACAGTCTCTAACAGAGTAGAGAATGCTTCCGGCAGAGAAGCAAGATACGGTAAGAGATATCAAGAACTTCGTTTCTTACCTTCTTATGAAGTTAACTTCCTGGTTATCGGTGACCCATCTCAGATTACTGTAGGATGTACTGTTACCGGAACTACTTCCGGTGCTATTGGTTCCATCATTGCTTTCGACGGTGTTGCAACAGCATCCATTAACGTATCAACTACATCCAACTTTATTGTTGGAGAATCTACTCTTATTGTAGACCCCGTAGGTACTACTATTACATCTGCTACAACTAGCATCAATGGCATTTCCGAAGAAACATTCCAGTTCTCGGAAGGTTCTAATGTCGTTGCTTCTTATCCCCTAGAACTAACTACAACATACGATAATACAATCAACGGTAAGATTGTTGAGTGGGATTCCAAGGATAAAGTTCTAGTCGTAGATACTCCATACGAACCTATCAATGGAGACTATGATTCTGAGATCTCACCAGGGTCTGCCTATGTAAGATCTGCTGATCCAGTGGAACAACAACCAGATATTTTTAGAGTTGGCGATATTATCAAGTCCGCCGATGATAAGTATCTAAATGTAGGAACTATGACTCTTTCTTCCGGTGTTGACTTTGTTTCTGATGTAGAATCCAAAAATAGTTCTTCTGCTGCTAAGTATGTTTCTAAAGAGACATTCATTAATACACCAGGAACATCTATTGATGTTCGTGTTACAGCAACGGTTAAGGATACAGAAAATGTCAAAGTGTTCTATAAGTTTAAGAAAGCTTCTAGTCAAGAAAACTTTGATGATATTAACTGGGTGGCATTCAACGTTGATGGAAATCCAGACAACACAGATATTGCTACTTCCGGCAACTCTATCTCTGGAAACTACGAAACACAAGCAGAATATCAAGAGTTTAAATATAGTGTAAGTAACTTACCAGAGTTTTCTTCTTACGCTGTTAAGATCGTTATGAAGACAGATGAACCTGCTTTCCCACCTAAGATCCAAGATTTAAGAGCAGTAGCTTCTTACTAATATGAATAACTATATTAAGGTAAAGGGTCACGAAAACTTATATCGTGACCCGGAAACCGGTGCCATTGTTAATACCGATAAACCTGTTAGAAACAGTATTGCTAATAGGTTCTCTACAATAACTACTGACATAAATAATCTTAAAGAAGACGTGTCAGAAATCAAACGTTTACTCCGTCAGTTAATCGAAAATGGCAATTAATCGAAAGGAAGTTTTTAGATCAGATACCTTTGAACAACAAAGGGAAAAGATCAATGAAGTCGCCCAGGATCTGTTCGACATCGCTACAGGTGTAACTCCTATTGATCGATTGCTAATCGATGGGGGATTACAACCAGGAGAGATTATTGATTCGACTGGCAGTGCCGGAGAAGACGGACAGTTTCTTAAAGTTAATAAAGAAGGAAAACTTCTTTGGAAATCTCTCACTATCGAGAACGTATTGTGGGTGTCGAAAGACGGAGACGATGCCAACGACGGTCTAAGTGCTGAGACAGCAAAAGCATCTATCGGGGCTGCTCTTAGAACAGCACAGAGAGGATTCTTTGGTAAGTTATGTGACGGTGCTAACAATATTCTGTTAAACAGAAAACTTCTCCAGGATGAAGTAGTCGGAGAACTTCTAACCGAGTATAAGGATTATGCCAGAGGCAACAGATGGATTGATGCCTACGACACTATCCAGAACAACGTTGATTATATTGCTAACGAAGGATTCGAGAGAGGACTAGCGAGATACCTATTAATCAATCCAGGATTTACTGTTCCTAACGGAAACCAGGAATGCATCGATGACGTAAAACTATTCATCGATGCTGTTGCTTTCAACATGAAATATGACGGCAACAATAAGGTATATGACTATGCTGAAGTATATACCATTTC